GTCGAGGACGTCGACGCTCGGCCCAACCGGATGACGTTCATCACCGAGGACGTCGTGAAGATCTACCGTAACAAGCCATGGGCCTGGATGGACAAGGACAACTCCATCCTCAAGTGGGTCAAGGACTTCGACGCCTGGGAAGGTCTCATGAAGCAGTATTGGGAGATCGGGACCTCCCAGCGCAACGCTCACGGCGAGCTTCGGGACGTCATCGAGGGCTAGTGGGCTTCGACCTCGACCAGCGGCTCGTCGAGCTTGCTGCCGGAGTCTATGTCGAGGCGGATACGTTGGACATCGTTCGACGTATCCGTGAGTACGACCCCAACCTACGGGTCAAGTACCTCGATCCAGACCGAGGTGGCGAGTTCGACGACCCGCCCTACCGGATCATGGAGCTGTGTCCTGACGGGCATGAGCGCCTGGTCTTTGGCGTCTGGTCGTTGGATGCTCAAGTCCTGGAGCGGCTATACCTGGCCGACACGCAGCGGCACGACATCTTGTCACGTCTCGAAAACGTGAACGGTCGTGCTGCTGCGGAGGTACAACGTCGGTATGAGGAAGAGAAGGAAGAGGCTCGTGAAATGACCGAGGCCATCATCCGCTCCCCACTGGACACCTACACCCTCCCCGGCAGGAATAGGGGCGAGACCATCGTCATGAGCGCTACAATGCCGTGCATGGTTCGCACCAGGAGCGGGACGAGGGTGCCTGATGCTGCTGAGTGAAGTCCAAACTCGAGTAACCAAGCAGTTCGGGGACGTCGCCGGAGCGGTCATCACCACCGATGACATCGCTCGTTGGGCCACAGATGCCCAACTCGACATCGTTCGCAAGACGAAGCTCAACCAGACTGACACAACTACGGCGTCGGTCGCCCTACAATCTCGATACGTTATCGCTAACATGCTCGAGGTCCAGCGAGTGACGTATAACGGTGTCGTCATCAAGATGATCTCCAGGGCGGAGCTCGACTCCCGCTTCCCCGGCCGTGGAGCCACAGGATACGGCACAGACACTCCGTCGTATTGGGCATACCGTGAGAACGGTATCGAAGTTTTCCCCACACCACCGGATAACCTGGGGATAATCACGGTCACTCATACCAAGCGCCCTGCCCCTGTAGTAGTTCCGACAGATGTTTTCGAGATTCCTGAGCAGTACCACGAGGCCATTGTTCGCCGCTGTCTCGAGAGGGCGTATGAGACGGACGGACAGTGGAATGCGGCAGATCGTATGAAGGCTGACGTCGAACTCCGAACGAACGACGCAGCACACGATCGAGCTACAGGGGGTGGCGACTCCTTCCCGGCGGTACGAGCGCTCCCAGGTGACGGAGGAGACTGGTAATGGCGACTAACACTCCGTTCCTCAACCTCCGCAAGCCTGATGGCGTCGATCTCGTCAACTACCTTGCGGACCTCGACGACAACTACGACAAGATTGACGCAGGAGTCCTAGCGGTCGCCAAGCCACGGCGTGCTCGTGTGTCAAGGGTTACTGCTCAGGCGGTTGGCTCAGCTGTGTCCTCAGCGATGGTCTGGACTATTGTTGACTACGATACGGCGGTCTTTTGGGCGGCTGGTCAACCGTCTCGACTCACCTGTGCGGTAGCAGGAACTTACAACTTCTCCTTTGGAGCGCAGTTTGCTATCTCGGCGGCTGGTGGTCAGCGCTCGTTATTTCTCCAAAGAACTACTGCTATCGGTGGCGTTGCAACCATCATCGCCATCTCACACTTTACTCCTAACGCCTCGTGGTACTGTGGTGGGACGGTTGAGTGTGATATGAACATGGCGGTAGGTGATTATGTAGAGTGCATGGCGTATCACAACGCCGGAGCAGTACTCAACCTTGACCCGGCGTATGTCATGTGGGCTACTGCCAAGTTGGTGGGACTCCCGTAATGGCGACGTCCACTCCGCATCTTCTTCTTCGAAAGCCTGCTCCGGCTGATCTCGCAAACGTCACGACTGACGTGTCCGACAACATGGCCAAGATCGACGCCGGACTCTTAGCCATCGCCAAGCCGCCTCGGTGTCGAGTAACTCGTGCAACCGCTCAAAACATCGTACACGCTACGGTTGTTCCTGTTCAATGGACAGCCGAGGACTACGACACGGCTAATCTCTGGGACGTTGCTGCACCCACCAAACTTTTTGCTCCGGTAGCAGGCACGTACCGGGTTCAGAGCGGAGTTCAGATGCAGATTTACGCTCCTGGCGGTATTCGTGTCTTTCAGGCGTATAGATACAGTGCGGCGGGGGTCGCATTGACCAGTCTGTTCTCCGGACAATCCAACCCGAACTCGATTTGGTTCGCAGAACAGACTCATGCGGGAGAGTGCTACTTCGACGCCGGTGACTACGCCGAAGTTTCTGTGTATCAGAACTCTGGTGTAACGATCATTCTCGATGCCGTTACCTATACCACATGGGCGTCAATGAGACTCGTGGCGGTAGCCTGATGCCTCAAGCCACCGGAGAGACCGTAGCCAAGGTCCGTCACTGGAAGGGCCTCAATATCGGCGAGACCGCCAATGCAATTGCTGATACCGAACTGACGGATGCCGTCAATTTTGACCTGTCAGACGGTGGAGAACTGATTAAGAGGACAGGTTGGCGTACTGCCCACGACGACGCTGTTCAGGGTGGAGCGGACTTCGGCGCTAACTCGGTAAGGATTCTCGGTTTCTTCAACACGTCCTCTGTGCAGCAGTTCATTGCACGAGCCGGGACAAACCTCTACACGTCGACGGATGGAGCCACCTGGACACTCATCGCCGGTGGTCCGTGGGGCAACGTGGAGCATGGAGTTCAATACACGGACAAGTTTTACATGGTGCGTCGAGACGCTACTGTCGTTCAATGGGACGGCACGACGGCCACAGCTATCACAGGCTCGCCGATGGGTTCTCAGTGCAAGGTGTTCAAGGATCGTTTGTTTGTCCTGAACTCCTATGGAGCTGGGTCGGTAGCCTCTCGTATCTACTTCTCAAACCCGTTCGATTTCACGGCGACTGGCTGGCCTGCCACGAACTACGTAGGAGTTGGAGAAGGTGACGGTGATGTTCTCATTGCCGTTCAGAACGTACAGGACTACCTCATCGTATTCAAGGCAGGTGCGATGTGGATTCTCTACGTGCAGGGATCGGACACAACGGCGTGGATTCTCCGTCCGTTCAACGCAGAGATCGGGTGCGTGTCAAAGAACACCCTCGTTCTCTATGAGGGGGTCATCTACTTTCTCAGTGTGCGAGGGGTGTATCAGACTGATGGAAACTCAGTCCGAAACATCTCGTCTGCCATCTCGCCTTTCTTCGATGCCATTATCGTGTCGAGCGCCACAATCAATGCCTCATCGGCTTTTATCTGGCAGGACAAGTACGTCCTTGCTCTGGAGACCTTCCCGATCGCTCCTACCTGGAACACATGGTCGACTCTGACGTGGGCGTCGTTGCTGACGATTCCGTGGTCAGGTTCAGGAGCCTCGTACAACTATCTTGTGTACCACATCAAGCAGAAGGGATGGACGAAGTGGAGCCCGGTTGGGATCAAGCCTCACGTATTCGTCTCAGTAATTCTCAACTCTGTGCTCAAAGGGGTGTACTCAGGAGATCGAACCTCCAACGGAAAGGTCTACAAGTTCGGGGAGTCCAGATACCAAGACGACGCAGCAAACTACGAGGCAGCGGCTGAGATCAAAGAGTTCGACTTCGGGTCTCCCACTGAGCGTAAGCGAGGCAAGTGGGTCGGCGTTGAGATGCGTGGGGCCGGGGTCTTCTCTGTCATGCATGTCGTCGAGGGGGATACGATCCTGACTCTGAATGGCACCGCCACGGCCACTCAAGAAGAGCAGAAGCTGACCGGGCCAGGATACTTCCGAGCTTGGCGTTCACGTTTCACGGCTACCCATGCCAACCCCGTGACGCTCTATAGCTACGCCTTGCACATGACCAAGGCTCGACACATCGAGCAAGCAGTATGAACCTAAACTCTCCCACCAGGTACGACATCGAACTCATCCTGGCCACCATCCCTGTAGCGACTACCAGGCCGGCTCGAACCGCCGATAAAAAGAGGGCTCGTAACGTGAGACGTAGAGCAGCCGTGGAGGCTCTACTTATCAAGGAGTTTCCTGACCCTCGTGTTCGGCAGATGATTCTCGATGATCTTCCGTCCTACATCGGGTTTGAGCCGGAGGTAGATGACGATGCCTAAGCTCGGGTTGCGGCCTTACGCCAACATCGACGAAGGACTCGAAAGCTACATCGGGTACAACTTCTCTCGCTTGGAGAACGTATTCGAGCGAATGCAAGACGTGATGAGTGGCGTCACAGTGATAACAGGAGATGGCACGTTCGCTACTGGCCTGGCGAGTGTTGACAACTGCGTAGCATGTCTCGGTGTGGATGCGTCAGCGGGAGCCTGCTTCGTGGCTTGCACGCCAACGTCCTCCGGTCAGATGAGGGTTCGAGTTTTTACAAGTGCCATGGCTCTGTCGATCACGGCTGTCTCGATTCAGTGGGTTGCAGTAGGGGAGTTGGTGCTGTCATGAATGCTGCTCTGCTTCGTCGGCTCTCAGGGGTCAAGGATTCTCGTGGGAAGATCGGAATGTTCTCACGTGGGAAAAACGTCTATAACGGAGTTTCTAGCGCAGCCCATAAGGGCGGCGGCATACAATATGGACGTCCCAGGAAAGCTGCGCTCGAGCGTCGGATGAGGAGAAGGTAGTGCCTCTTACCGCAGAACAACTCAAAAGGCTGCCTCCTTCGGTGGCGGCTCTTTTACAGAGCCAGCAGCAAGGCGACCAGCAACTTCCTCAGCAGAACAACCAGGCTAACGAGGTTCTCAGTAACCTACAGGGGGCCTTGGGGCGGCGGTTTGGCGAGACTCAGGACTTCGATAAGGACTACGACACCGGGATGCGTGGACTCCTCGGGGAAGTTCCTACGCTCCAGTCACAGTTCGAGCAGAGCCGTCAGCGGTTGGGTGAGGACTTCACGCAGACGGCGGATCAGCTCGACAAGCAGAACACGCAGAACCGTGAGCGGCACCTGAATGCCATGGCTGACCGTGGGCTAGGTTACTCAGGGGCGAACCTCGTCGGGCAAGAGCGGATTGGCGAGCAGTTTCAGAAGTCCGTGCAGGGAGCCAACCAGGCATATGCTCGTGGTCAGAGCGATATGTCCACGTCTGAGGCGGACGCTTTTCGGCGTATCCAGCAGCGGGCGGCTGAGATTGAGTCCGGTGCAACCGGGAGGGCGACGGCGAGGGACGAAACCCGGAAGTGGCAGCAGCAGCAAGAGCAGATGGCGCAGCAGGCAGCTGCTCGGGAACAGCAGCAACTCGAGCAGCAGCAGTCGCAGGCGGCGGCTCAGCAACAGCAGGTCGACCAGCAGCTTCGTGCCCTTGAGCAGCAGTCGCTTGCGAGCTCTCAGCCCATGCCCACCGGAAACGGTAGCTACTCGCCTGCGGCGCAGTCTCCGATAGCCTCCCCGATCAACACGAACTCCAACATCTCGATGTGGAACAGGGAGTACAACCTCCGTGATCCCAACGAGATCAAGCAGATGCAGTTCGACCTTGGTCTCCGTCCTGACGGGATCATCGGTCCTCAGACTGCGGCTGCCATTCAGGCTCAGAACCCGACGTACTTCGATGACCGTCCTATCGACCCTGGTGAGCGGCTGCGACAGACTCGTGGAACGATGTATACCTATCCGGGGGCGCCTCGCTGATGGCTGCTCGTCCGCTCCTCAACCTCGACCCCAACCTGGACCTCCCCAAGGCGTTCGAGCAGATCGCCGCAGAGCAGGCTGCCCAAACAGCCGGTATCCAGCAGTTCGGAGCGTCGCAGGATGCTGGCATCCAGAAGAACTACCAGCAACTCACTGGAGACCTCCAGCAGGGAGTCAAGACAACACAGAGCATCTATGGGACGGCGGCGAACAACGTCGGTGCTGCCTACGACCGAGCTGGTCTCGGTGGTCAGGCGGCGGCTGCACAGAACCAAGGCGAGATCGGTGAGTTCGCCTCCCGTCTCGGCATGGACCCGAGGGCTCTGTCAGAGGTTCAGGGACGTCTTGCTCAGCAGGCTCAGACGTTCGACCTCCGCAACAAGCAGTCATCGTTGTCTCGGCAGGGCAACCTGCAACAGTTGGGCGCAGGCATGTCGGCGGTCGCTCAACTAGGCGTTCAGGCTGCTCAGCAGGCAGAGGCTCAAGGACGTGCGGACCTATCTCGTAAGATTCAGGGCTTGATGCAGACTGTCACGACGTCGGCTGCTCAGACACGAGCCGGATTCACGCAGCAGAAACTCCAGCAGACGGCGAAGGCTGTCGCTGACGCTCAGAAGGAGATGCTCACGATCCAGCGGCAGTTGGTCAATGACCAGCGTACCGCTCAGCGTGAGGCAGCATCGGCGTCTCGTGCGGCCAAGTCGGCTGGACCGTCGTGGGAGGACAAGTTCGCACTGACGAACGCTGAGTACGATCGTCGTCAGTCAAACAAGCCGGGGACTGCTCCTAACCCGTTCGACCTCATCATGGAGGAGATCAAGGCAGACCCTCGGTTTGCTCAGGGCTCCAACTCCCTGGATTATATCCTCGCTGCGGCGTCGGGGATGGACTCGAAGTCTCTTGGTTCCTACAAGACTCCAGGTGGTAAGAAGCTCAACACCGCTCTGCTGAACGCACAAGCAGCCCGGCTCAAGCTGGCGAAGTAATGCCTACTGCCAAGCGGGGGCAGAGCCTGGTCAAGATGAATCTTGACTACGCTGGCAAGCCTGGAGGCGGAGGCGGCGGAGGACTCAACTTCCACCCGCATATTCTCGGTAAGCTCATGGACATACTGTCTCGAGGGACGTATGCCATGGCTGAGGGTTCCAAGCGATCCCTCTACACTGACAAGGCACACCCGAGTAGCAAGAACATGATCGGGTCGCCTACCGGATTCGCCAAAGGCTTCGCAGCAGGACTCTCGGGGAAGAAGAAAACCACCTTCTCCGATGTGCTCGGTCAAGGCGGAATGAAGAACAGTGCGGCCAAGGGCGTATTGGGACTCGTTCTGGACATCGGTCTCGACCCCACCACCTATCTCACCCTCGGTACTGGAACCCTCGCCAAGGGAGCGCTAAAGGGCGGTGAGGCTACCGTTAAGGCGGTGAAGGTAGCCGAGGAGGCTGGCAAGCTCGCCAAGATCGGTAAGGCGGCTGAGGAAGGTAGCAAGGCGGAGCACGTCGCATCTACCCTTCTGCGAGACGCAAGTGGTCAAGCGACCAAGCTGAACCCTGCTCGGTTGGCAGAGAACGCCGCCATGGACGCTCAACGGGCTCGTGCCCTCGGTGAGGCAGCCGCCCCTGTAGGTCAAGACCTGGCGAGGATTGGGGAGCAAGGCGTCGAGAAGCTCGCACCGTTTAGGTATGCCGCCCCTGGTGCTCGTGGTGCTGAGACACTCGCACTAGACGCTGGGAAGGTCGCAGAGGGTGCTCAGGCGGCTGGCAGGGCCATAGAAACGGGGGCAGCTAGGGCCGGGGCCGGGGCCGCAAGCGGCCTTGCTGACCCGCTGACAAAGCGAGTTGCAGAACTTCGTTTCATGGGAAAACCCATCATCCAGAGTGAGCGAGCGTACAAGGCGGGACAGGCTGTCTCAGCCGGAGTCAAGGGTTCGTCTATAGGTAGGCTCGTTGGCGATACGTTCAAGGTGGGTCATGGCCTCGATCCTGAGGTCCATAACCTACAACGCATCTCCTCTGGTGTTGGTCGTCAACGAGTGGACGATCTGGCTCGTGAGGCTCGAGACGTATTCGCCCATACCTCGAAGGAGGAAGAGAAGGCAATCCGAGCAGCTATCCAGGACGGAACGGTCGACACCCTTGCACCGGAGCTTCGTGACGCAGCCAAATGGACTCAAGGCAAGCTGGACGAGATGGCTCGTCTGGAGTCTGGTAGCCAGCGGGCCGGCAAGCTCAGTGACGCCAAGTTCGAGGACATCAAGCACTACAATTGGGGTAAGGAGGAAATCTTCGATCGAGCCCCTCAGAACTTGGTGGCACAGTACGATCGAGTAATCCGCAAGGATCAGTACCGCATCTTCGAGAATGAGGTCATGAAGCGGTTTCCGGGTGAAAGCCCCGAAATCAAGAAGGCACTCCAACGTAGCAAGGAGATTTTCGGCGTTAACGGCGAGGTCTCTGCACGTTGGCAGAGCTTCATGAACCAGGCTCAGGCTCCCTGGAAGCGGTGGGTAACGAGCTACAGGCCGGGGTTCCACGTTCGCAACCTGCTCGGTGATGCGTTCAATGCTCACCTTGCTGGCACGCACCCGAAGTGGTTCGAGAAGGCTGCGAAGATGGTCGGGGTTGAGGCCGGTGACGAGGCCGGACGAACCACGATCAAGATGGGCGACCATATCTTCACGAAGCCGGAGGTTGAGCGGCTCTACCGCAAGGGCGGTTTGGAGACCTCATTCATCGAGACAGAGGTCACTGGTGGTCACGAGCGAGGACTGGCGCACACTATCACCAACTTCGGTGAGAAGCGTGAGAAGTATGTCCGTATGGCGACGTTCATGGACTCGATGGATAAAGGTCTCAAGCGTGGGCTGTCCATCGACCGGGCGGTCGAGGAAGCTGCTGGACGAGTTCGTAAGTACCACTTCGATTACTCGGAACTGACGCAGGCTGAGCGCAAGTTGCGGACGTTCATTCCCTTCTACACCTACACTCGCAAGGAGCTTCCGGTCCTGCTGGAGCACACACTGACGACGCCGGGCAAGATGGCGAAGGTGCCGAAGATTACGAGTGCTCTGTCGCAGATGATGGGAGTACCTCACGATCCTGACGATCCGTTCCCCGGTCTCGACGCCATGCTGCCTGAATACCTCAAGGATCAGAGTCTCTTTAGCCTGCCTGGAGGGCGTGTATCTGCGCCAGGTATCCCCTCAGACATGCTGTCGATGCTCAGCCCCAAGGGGTTCATGGAGCAGACGGCATCCAACCTGACGCCACTCATCAAGGCTCCCTATGAGCTCGCCACACAGAAGAGATTTCCTAGCGGGGCGCCGCAGAACGACAACCTGATCCGCTATCTTCTTTCACAGGGGCCATATGGCGGTTTGGCTCGTGACTCGCAATCGTCAATCAGAGAACGACTTCTCAACCTGCTCACCGGCATGGGAGTGAAGAAAGTCTCATAAGCAGAAAGTAGGCCACAGTGACGGTAACTGAAATACAGGAGCTTCTCCAAGAGGCCGGTTGGCCCATCGAGGCGGACGGCAAGAGCGGTCCCAAGACCAAGGAGGCCGTCTCCGATTTCCAATTCGGGTACACCTTCATCGAGCTCAAGGCCGACGGCATCGCCGGTCCCAAGACCCAAGCGGCGCTGCTCGACTGCCTGCGGAACGAGGCCGGTCGGGCACCTGGCCGGTGTGCCGAGTTCTTCTCCTTCCGTGAGTTCGCCAGCAAGGGCAACGGATGGATCAAGGTTCACCCTCGTCTGCTGAACAGGCTCGACGCATACCGTCGAGTGGTCGGGCCGGTGAAGGTCATCAGCGGCTACCGTGATCCCGCTCACAACGCCGAGATCGGTGGGGCATCCAGCTCACAGCATCTCTACGGGACGGCGTGTGACATTCCCGGCAAGCTCAACCACGAGGACCTGGCCGACCTGGGGTTCTCCGGTATCGGTCTGGATGGCACTCTCGGTGTCCACGTCGACGTGAGGGCAGAAGGCCCCAACAACACAACCGGCGCACGAGTGGGCAGCCCGACCATTTGGTACTACTAACCATGAACAGCCCCTCATTGGAAGCCGTAGTTACAATCATCTGTGGAACCGTCCTTGCTCTCGGACAGGCGTGGATCAACATGCGTCTCCGTCAGCAGGATAACGCTCGAGATGCAGCACGAGTCGAAGCTCGGGAACGAGAGACGGAGGCCAAGGCAAGAGACGACCGGGCTGCCAGGGAACGACAAGAGATTCACGTTCTGGTCAACAGCAACCTCACGGCGATGCAGGAGCGAGTTCAGGATCTCGAGCACAAGCTGGGGCTGGCGTCTGGCGAGCAGATTCCAGGGCCTCAGACGATCACAAGATCATCCGAGGAACCTCCTTCCGACGCCACAACCATCAGGCACTAACTCCGTGCAGACGATCTTGCAGCGGCTCATCTCTCAGCTTGAGGCGAGTGGGATGGCGAAGCCTCAAGCGGTTGCTATCGCCACGTCTCAGCTCCAGAAGTCCGGGTCTTTGAGGCCGGGGACACAGACTCTCACGTCCAAGGGTAAGACTCGATCGGCCATGGGAGCAGCAGGGCGGGCCACGGATCGAGCTGCAAAGAGGTCAGGAGGGTCGGCGTCTGACTACACATACAACCAGATGACCAACTCGGCTCGGAAGAAGTTCTCCGGGCCAGTTCTTGCTCGACGTCTAGGCAAGAATAAGACGTCACGGAAGGGCTAGGCTTGACAGGGTAGGCTAGACCTGTCATCGTAGACCTGTGGAGGGATGGCCGGAAGATTCCTGGCGTACCAAGAGTCTCTGCCGAGCCTACCCTCAAGAACTCTTCTTTCCGGAGCGTGAGAACACCGCTACGATACCGAAGGCTAAGGCGATTTGTCGAGTCTGTCCGGTACAGGAAGAGTGCCTCGATACTGGACTGGCTGATCCAGGTCTCGAGGGGATTTGGGGAGGCACTACAGACATGGAACGTAAGAGGCTCCGTGCCATGTTAGGCGGAAGAAAGCTCAAAGATATGGTTAGTGACTAGACCATATCTCCCTGGCGGATTTCCCGCAGTTGTGGTTGAACTCTAAGAGCCCTCCAATGTAGGACTCGTAGATGTACCCACATCGACAGGACCACACACTCTTGATCCCTCGTTGTCGATACTCTTGATCCTCAACGTAACGTAGAGCGTTATCGGGGACGGCGAATCCTGCGTTACGTAGTATCTCCAGGTTCTTTTTTAGGGATGAACCGCTCACCTATCGCCTCCAATGCTGGTGGATTTTCGAGGTAATCTGCTGCTCGCCTAAATATCTCAGGCAATCGCTCCTCAGTGAACATGCCTAGTAGAGTTCGGTTGCAGACAAAACACAAGAGACCTCTTACCCGTCCGGTCTTGTGGTTATGATCTACGCTGAACACTCTGGTTTTCTTTTTCTTGGACATCTGCGTGAGATAACGTTTGCAGATGGCGCACTTCAATCCCTGATAACTGAGAAGAGCTTTTAGTTCCTCCTCAGTTATACCATAGACGTTGGTTTGTCTATATCTACTGAGGCAGTCTCTACATTTGGAGAGAAATCCGTCTGTGTTCTTCTCACTGAAACCAAACTCGGTTCTTGGTTGTGAGGTTTTACAAGACGAGCACTCTTTTAGAGTAGCCCAATAGTCCTCTATCTGTTGTTCGGTTAGCTCAAACCCGGCTTCCTTCAATATCCGTAACTGTTTCGGTAAGGCAGTCGGATGAGCAGACATGAATCTCCTGGTCGGGGTGAATGTTCTTGAACTCGATAGGGAAGGCGATCGGAAACTCAGCAGTAGGCCACTCCATGATTTCCTGAATCTCCTCCAGCCACTTCTCCCGGAAGTCGTCGGGAACCATGAAGCCGAGTGCGTCATGAATCTGGAACGCCACCCTGTAGGGAGCCTTACGTCGAAAGAACTCGACCATACTCCGCTCCATGATTTGAGCAGCGCCACCTTGGATGAGTGAGTTGAACGCCTTGTGGAACTCCCACTCATTGACGAAATGTCGGCGTCGACCATTCCAGAGCTTGATGTACCCACGCTGCTTGGCGGCACGAGTGCACTGGTAGATGAACTTCCGTGTCTTGGGAAGTGCCTGCCAGTACTCAGTGTGGATGACCTGCCCCTGCTCCTTTGGAATCTTGAGCAGCTTTGCAGCCGTGTCCCCGGACGCTCCATAGTAGAGGGTGAAGTTGGCCTTCTTCCCGTCTAGTCCGCCTCTCGGATCATTGCGAGGGATACCGAGCTTGTTGGCAATCACCTGATGCACGTCTCCACCTATACGATACATCTCGAGAACTTCTTCTTCGTCAGCGTAGACTGAGCCTAGACGATACTCAATCTGGCTATAGTCCGCCACGTACAGACGATGACGACAGACTCGATGGATCAACCCTCCGAAGTCCATGTCGGTCCAGTCCGGGATGAGCAGCTTGTAGACAGCACGCTCAGGGTCACGAGGGAGCTGCTGGATATTTGGCTCGGAGCAAGTCAGTCGACTTGTGACCGTCCCGTACTTGTCTCGGTCTCCAATCGTGTTGTAGCTAGGGTGGATGCTGCCACGATTGTCGCTGTGCTGGATGAATCCCCGATACCACGTACTATTTGCCTTGACGAGGCCTCGGTATTCCAGTACGTTAGAGATGAGGTCGTTGCCCACCTGTTCGGACTGGTCCGCTAGGGGATCGTGGTTCATGCAGCCAAGCAACTCCTCCTCATCCATACCCGGCAAGCCTTGAGGAAACTCGGGGGAGGTGTCAGATGTTACTCGACGTGGAATACGGAGTCCAAGACCTTCTGGTGGAGCACAGAACAGGTTACGAGCCAGCACGGCACGTTTCTGAGGATCGAATCCCATCGCATCCTCTAGTTCCCGCATCCGGGCCTCAGTCTTGTCGGACAGTGATCGAGCGAGGTCCTGATCGACAGGTATGCCTGCCCACTCCATCTCGACTAGCTGGCGGAGGAAATCTGCGTGGTCTGTCCACAGGTGCCACATCTCCTGCGCCTTCAACGCCTCAACGAGCGGATACCAGACTAGCTGCGTGAGCCTGGTGTCGTTGATGGCGTAAGGCTCCATGTCCAGGGGAGGCACCTTGGAGTAGTCTTTCTTGCCTTTCAAGTAGGGCTTGAGATGCTTCGACTCGGTGTCCTTCTTAGTCGTGGTGCCAAGGTAGGTAGCCTCGACAGCACCGAGCGAATGCTTGGCATTCTCATCGACAATCTTTGCCATAGTTTGAGTGTCGTAGATCGGTCCCTTGACCTCGATCCCATCCGCTCGAAGCATCTTGGCGTCGAACTGGAATCCGTGCCAGATTGTAGTAAGATCAGTACGTTCCAGCACACCACCGAGTTCCTCTAGCCACTCAAGCGGCAGGTTCTCCGAATCGTTGAAGAGGTTGGTTCCTCGCTCGTGGCGAAATGGAAAGTAGATACCCAGGGAGTACGGCTGTTGAAGCTCGACATATGCCGCCACCCCACAGAGCCGGTGTCCTTTGTATACCTGCAAGCCGTTTGTCTCAGTATCGAAGGCTGCCCTCGGTGTGGCACGGAGCACATCTACGGCACTGTCGAACTGCTCACGACTCTGAACTAGCATCTTACCCCAATCCGAGATTCGGCTTGCCACCAGTAGGCTCATCGACCACCACAATCGCCTCCACCCCTGTAGGTGCAGCGGTTATGATTGCAGCGTTCGATACCCTGCTCATGGCAAGAGTGGGTTCACGTCTAATGTAGAAGTTATCAGGCTTTCTGGTAAGACGAACCTTGAGAGGTATAACCTCGAGGGCGTTTGCAACCTGAGATGGCCATAGGCAGAATACGGTCGTTGCTCGAGCTGTAAGAAGATAAGGACCGTAAACGTCATCCAGCTTGTTGGGCTTGCGATTATCACTCGTAGCCTTGCGGTGATGATGGACGATCCAGGTAAATACTCCGTACTTTGCACGGATATGGTCATTCCAATCCATGATGAGCTTGACTGTCTTTTCGTCACGGATTTCTCCCTCACTCATGGATGACAACGAGTCGAACATGACACCATCCAGGTTGTGCGCCACGATAGACGCCTCGACCTTTTCCTTGACGTCATCTCGGTTGATGTATAGAGGCTCACCTAGGGGGAGGATCAGGAAGTTCTTCTCAAGAACATCACGATCTTCTTGCGAGAAGTGTGTGCTGAGCAAGATCATGAATTGCTTGAGGTCAGCCAACCCCATCTCGAGGCTGAACAGGGCGATGCGTCGAGGCTCTGCGATCCTTTGCCCGAAGGCATCACGTCCAAGAGCAAACATGCACGCAGCGAACAGAGTGAACTGTGTTTTACCCACCCCCGGAGGACCAGTCAAGAGCATGTATCCGCCCTTCTGCAACCAGCCTTCCCATACCCACTCGAGATTGATCTCGGTCGCCAATAGGGTCTCGAACCCCATGAACTCGATCGACGCCGTTGCAAGTCCCTCAGACTTGAATGGGTACTTTTGGCGTGCCAGAGTGACGATTTCCATGAGCCGCTTCATGCGGTCGGATCGTCCGTAGAACTTACCCCATCGCTCGTCAGCGTGCAACAGCAGCGTGAGGATTTCGGCGTTGGTCAGGTTCAACTCGGCAAAACTATAGCCGAGGAACATCAACGCCTTGCCCCGTCCAGGCTCAGTTACTTGTGAGCGGAACAGAGTAGAAACCTTCTCGGGAACTGGTGTCTTGAACACCACTTCCTCGACCGACGGCAATTCAGTCGGCTCAGGTACTTCCACGAGCGGAGGAGGCTCGGGTAAGCCTTGAAAAAACCCTACAGGGAGGGCCGTTTGGGAGAACTCTACGACGTCAACCTTCGCCTTGCGCTTATGGTTGAAAGTCTCCGGTGGTCGGAGGACTTGGTTAGCGTCCCAGCCAGACGAGTCGGCATGGAACAGGTAGGCCAGTGCTCGGTTGATACGCTCGAGCTGATCTACCTGGACGAATGAATCGAGCCGCCAGTACCAGTGCTCATGACCGGGCGATGATTGAACCCGAATTGTGGGAGGGGCGACGCCGAGCAAGTCGGTGGGCGTTGCCCCATCGAAGTCCACCCATACTACTTGTGCTCCCTTAACGTCCTCTTTGCCCGCTGTTTGCTTTCCTCGAGGGTTGAACAGGGCGGGAGCGTAGTACACTTCCTCCCTCGCACGCCTGGACGTAACGTCGGCAACAATGGAGTCTGCATCCTGTGGCCAGGAGTAGAACTTCCGATCCCACGTCGAAACTCGTGAGGCACCGGGTTCACGCTCTGCGAATGCGAGGTAGGCTACGCCTTCCTCATCACCCCATATAGTCTCAAGGAAAGTAGTGATTGACTGCGTGACAGTCGACACAACTCTCCTCGCTGCTGAAAAGAAGGGAGCCCGACCGGGTATCTAATCCGGCCGGACTCCCTTGAGTGTCCCTTCTTAGATGCGGAAACGTCCCGCTGCTGCCTGGTCCTGAACTGCACCCCCTCCGCCATTGGAGCCGCCGCCCGGAGGCCGAGGAACGGGAGCCGTCTGCGGAACGACGATGCCGCTCGTATCGGCGTTGTACGGGAGGTAGTTGTTGATCTTGTTCTGGAGACCGTAGCCCTCGTCGACCATCATCACGACGGCCTTGAACTTGAGCCCGATCATCTCCCGCACGTTGATGCGGCCCGAGTACGGCCTGCCGGTGATGGCCTCGAGCTTGCCCTTGAAGAACCCAGCGGTCTTCTCGTAGGCCTCGGGCGTCTGCGTCTCCCGGTTCGGGATGAAGATGCGGTCGATGCCGATGGAGCGGTTGGTGTATTGCGGGTGCTCCACCACGACGTCTCGGAAGATGATGTTCTTGTTCCGAGGGTCTTTTGCCAGCTCGATCTTGGCGTCTGCGATCTGGAGGACGTAGACACCGTTCGGCACAGGGAGCCACCCCTGGATCGCCTCTACTCCCGTCAGGTCGAGGTCGATGTAGTCGTCACCCCCCGGAGCCATACCCTGCGGAAGCCCGCCTCCTGTCATGTCTGTCATGCTGATGCTCCTTCCAGCACTCTGCCGTCTGCACCTTGGCCTGCGGTGATGAGTGCTTCGATGGATGGGTTTTCCACGTAGATCGGGAGGCCCCCGATACGTGTCTTGGCATCCACTCGACGAGTCGGGTGGACCTGGAGCCGACGGACGTAATTGCCGCCATCTGCTCCTTCTTCGAGGGTCAGCCGACCTTGTACGTCGACCAGCCCCCCGATCGAGCCTGCCATGGCGTCCGACAAGTCGGGCCGGAGGAACAGGCTACCCGTCGACTCGTCCTTGACCTCGGACTCGTGGGCGGTGAGGATGAAGTTGACCCCGAGGTCAACATAGTCAGCCGTGAGGCGCCGGAATAGCTCGTTCCGTACACGGTACTCGGCTTGCGATACCATGAAGCGGTTGCGGTTCTGGTCCTTGAGCCACGCCTTGTCGAGCAGCTCGCTGGCTGTCTTGATCGCCATCTCGCTCACTGTGTCGATGATGAACGTGATGACTGTCTCGGTCCACCCGTACCGTTGGGCGAGCCATCTGTCGAGATCGCCTTCCCGCTTGGCCCAGGCGATCTCGTCGAGGTCGTTGAACGACTTGACGGGGAGCACCGGAGTGTTGCGAAGTTCCGGGTGGTTGAGCAACGACCGCTGCCCCGGTTCGGCGGCGATCAAGATGCAACGAGGGGCTCGACAGCAGAACACCGTCTTGCCCACTCCCTTCGGCCCGTAGATGAGCGCCTTGAAGGGTCCGGGGTTGTCGCTCACCGGGTTGATCCGGTTGAGCAGTTCCATCCGCTCCGGTGCCATGGCCGGAGCATTGGCAGGCGGAGCTTGGGCCGCAGGTTGTGGAGCCTGAATTGACACGGCGGGTTGGGGAGGATGCGGGTCCTCCGGGGCGGATGGCTGGGGTTGACCCTCCATCCATGTGGGCACATCACTCATGTTCCTCCTACTCCTGCGCTCTGGCTTGGAGTGTCGGGGATTTCACCTTGGGGTCTTACAGTATCACACCTAGACCCTAGAAGTCAAGGAGCGGTTTCGGACATGTACCTCTCAAACTCCCTTGCCGTCTCGATGACGGCGTTGTTGTTGACGGGACCGAGCGCTACGCCTGCATGGAGACGAACTGCCAAGTCCAAGATGAAATGCCGATCAACGTGGGGTTGAGACGGACTCGCCTTTGCTGCTCCCTCACTGGCGTCAACGATGTCGAACTCCGCCACGTCAGTCGGAGAGGATCAGGGCGCCGAGGACCTCGGACTCCTCCATCAGGTCGCCCAACTGGTCCTCCGAGATGTGGACGGTCTTGCTCTCGCCGGCCGCCGCTCGGGTGACGGTCAGGATCACCAGGGCGTTGCCCTCGATGTCCGTGTCGTCCACGTCACTCTTGTAGGTCTTGATCTCAGCCATGTTCGTTGTGGCCTTTCAGGTGAGGATGATGGTTTGGTCGTCGACCGTGATCTCTGGCAGACGAGTTCTCGTTTGCAGAGGTACTGCCACTCCGTCCTGACGGTCTACAGGGCGGGGCGCCTTGAGCTGGTAGTCGCTCGACATGGCCAGAAAGCTGACCGGATCGAGTCCTTTCAAGCCCATGAGGCATGGTTCCTGCATCTCGCAGGGATACGTGGTTCCTCCACCACAGTCACGGCGGAGGGAACGGCGAAGGGGTTCTCCCGACTCTTGGGCGTCGATGATCTCGTCCATCTGACGTCCGTACTCGTAGAGAAGAGCATCCGTCTGGTCAGTCGAGACGGCAAAGCGTTCACGCTTGAACAACTCGTCGATGGTTTTCTTCGAGCGGTTGTCACCCTTGTATGGGTACGTGTTGACCTGAGTGACCATGCAGCCATGTACCGGGCGACCCAGAGCACGTAGGGCGGCTGCGTAGAGCGGAAGCTGGGGGTCCATGAGCAACTCGAGGCTGCTCCAGAACTTTGTCGTCCACTTGTAGTCCTCGATCCAGAGGAGCCCTCGGTCATCGACGGACATGCGGTCGATGTAGCCCTCGAGGATGTAGTGACGGCCCTTCGGTGTGACCAGCTCGACCTCGAAGTGGAACTCGAGCTCGACGGTCGTGAGTCCCTTGTCAGCCTGCGGGCTAAACATCTCCCTGTAGAGCTTGAACATGGAGACAGCGGTGGCGATGTTCTGAATCTGCTCACCATCTAGCGAGGGAATGTCCTCGAGCCAGGTGTTTGCGAAGTCGGCCGAGTGGTCCTGGCCGGTCTTGTAGAGATCGAACAACATGGCGTGTCCCATGTTGCCCAACTCCATCTTGTGTCCTCGGCGCAGCTTCTCGTACTTGTCGACGTACTTGAGCTTCCAGAGGAAGTGACAGCGATCCCAGGTCAATGCCTGGTTGAGGCTGATCTTGGGCAGAGTTGTGGTGTCGTCGCTCATCAGAGTCCCTTCTAGCTTCCGACCTTCAAGGGGGGAGTCGAGGACCGACGGCGACGCACCGGGTGCTCGACGCCCCCCTTGGAGGCACGACCTACCGCTCGAGGGAGGATGAAGGGACAAAGCTCCAGTCCCTCGAGCGGCGGTCGTGACTTCACACCTTTACCGTAGCAGACTAGGCCCGCTCGGTCAAGGAGATTCTACCGAGGTCGTTAGACCCCGGCTGCGGCCCCGACAGGCTCCGTGGCGTCAGCCGTGGGAGCCTCGGTGCCGGTCTCGTTGGCGTCGTCGACGATCTGGAGGTCGATCTTGTCCTCGTCGGTGAAGCGCCGGGCGGAGACCTTCTTGCCGTTGGGGAGGGTGACCTCGAAGGTGTCGTCCTCACCGAACTTGACGCCCTGCTCGCCCAGGAAGGTCTTGAGCTCACCGGCCGTCCAGCGAGCCCTCGGGCTGGCCTTCTTGATGTCCTCGGCGGAGACGCCGTTGGCCTCCATCACCTTCGTCGGGCAGTTGGTCGTGGCGTAGAAGGCGACGCTCGAGAAGGAGTTCTGGCTCTTCGGACGCTTGTTGCCGTCGATGAAGTAGCGGTAGCCCTCCTTGTTGGCTCCGCTCTTGGTCGAGCCGCCACCCGAGCCAGCGGGACGCCCACCGCCGGAGCGCTTGGGCTCCTCCACGAAGTCGTTGGGGATCTTGAACGAGTTCAGGACCTCACGCAGCGCACGGAAGGAAGTGGTCAGCTCCTTGCGCTCCGTCTTGAGGGTCTCGACCTCCTCCTTGGAAGTGGTCTGCGTCTTGGGGAACTCCTCGGCCACGTAGGCGTCGACCTTCGGGGCCAGCTCGCTCTTGATGCGGTCCTCGAGGCGAGCGACCAGCCCGACGAGGGTGGGGAAGTCCAGCTCGGCGAGCTGGGTGATGACCGAGTCGGCGATGCCGTTGACCTGCTCGGCGTTCTGCGAGATGAGGGACTCGACCCACGCCTTGCGAGCGGCTGCGTCGTTGCCCGAGGCGCTGGCGATCTTGGCGTCCAGCTCCTTCATGCGGGTGGCGAGGTTCTGAAGCTCGTCCGCCGAGATCATCACCTGAGTGCCGGAGCCTCCGGTTGCCTTGTCCTTGCTGGCCATTCTCTGCTCCTTCTCTTCTCAGCCTGGCCGTCTGCCTTGGCTGTCTAAGTCCATTATACTGACCTGACAGGGTTTCGCAAGGGATTTCTAGGTCTAGAAGCATTCCCGATGGACATTCTTACCTGTGGACAGATGGACGCATGGCTGCCCGATCTCTATGAGTTCTTTACACCCCTCACAGAAGCCCTCGTACTTGGCGTCAAAGGAGTATTCGACGATCTCAACTATGATGTCTCCCTTGTGCTTGCAGATCGAGCACCAGGAAGGGTCCTCCATGCCGTGTGGGCATTCATCTTCCTCAGCCACGCTTGCCTTTCCTAGCTGCTTGTTTAGCTCGACGACGCAAGATATAATCCTTCTTCTCTAGGAAGCTCGGGAACTTCGTACCTCCAGCCGTTGAGTTACACACGACACATGCTGCTACTAAGTTCTCGAGAGAGTCGTTGTGGCTCCAATTCCAAGGTATGATATGATCGACAGACTTACAAGGCTCGCCACAGTATTGACACTTGTAAGCGTCTCGAATCAGAACAGCTTGACGTCGAACCTTACTTGCTTGATGTTTCATGGCTCTGCCATCTCCATGGCCAGGTGCTCACACTCGTTTCAGCCGCTCGTCGCCAGGTGACTAGCGGCCGGTCTAGTTGCGTCCCAGTTAGGATAGGCGGCCACTGGTCAAGCGAAACGCCGTCCGTCTGTAGGTCCGTCCGCAGATCAAGGAGGGCGGTCTGACAGGATGAGCAGATCAATGCCCATCGAGTGTAGATACTGCAATCGCACTCCTCGCAGAACCGCTCGCTTGCCAGCCACACGAGATAGGCAGGCTTGAGACAGCTCCCACAGACAAACGTGTTGTGTTCGTCTCGAAGCGACAGGTATCCAGGCGGGGACTTACACGTACAATACTCCATCAGGCGACCTCGAGGCGAGGCACACACCAGTTAGTGCCACAGGAGCACTGGATGCCAATGAAGCGCTCGCTTAGCGTAGCGATAAACGCCATGTGGATGAACTTCTCCATGTCGTGAGGACGATCTGGTTCAGCGGGCCACGGATCATCCAGCTTCGGATTCTTTGTCATGTTCTCGGTTCCTCGCCTCGTAAACGAACAACATCGCCGTATACAGGAGGGCGAACCACGAGAGTTGGTTCGTGATGAAGTCGATGACCTCGGGACTCACCCACTTGAGCAAGAAGGCAGGGATGGAGATTATTTGCCCCGCTGCGGAAATACCGAGGAGAAGGTAGGCCAGTTTCTTCATCAGAGGCCGAGCTTCGCTTTGCAGCCTGGCCAGGGCCACCAACCCTCTTGTCGCTGGAGGATTTGGGCGAAGTGGAGTTGGGTTGCGTAGTCGTAATCCTCGGGGGCTCCATCCCCTCCCACACCATGCCACGTAGCAAGAGCAAAATGGAAGTAGCCGTGATAGGAGCCGAACTGCCTGTTTTTCCCTCCGTCCTCGCAGAGGGCGAGTTGCCACCAGATGTCATCAGCCGGTACAACCACACGGATCGTCGTCAGGGTTGTGCTCGACAATCGGAGCGTCGTGTTCGTTATGGTCGATGTCGTTGGTTCCTCTACCTGCAAGGTCGTTGACGTACTCGTCGTAGTCGTAGAAGTCTCGATCACCGGGAATATACCCGGAGCCAGGCTTACTGGTCCGAGCCACATTCCGAGCAGGACTAGAATCGCTCTGAGCGGGTTCATTCATGTACCCTACACCCCTGGAAGGCCATAGCCCCATTCATCGCCATGTTCACTCACGCCTTTCTCTGTTCTCGAGTCAATGATCTTGTGACAGGACGCACACTTCCACTCCAGGTTGGCAGGGTCTATGTCACTCAGAATCTTGTTCTTATGGTTCGCTTGCAGCGCTCCCATACCCGGATAATGTCCCCCCGGAGCGTCCTCGTTGGTGGGCGAGCGCCCGCACCCTGGTTCTGAGTCGGTGTCGCACCAGTACGGTCGGCCACTTTCTTCCAGAACTCTTCTGGCACGCTTGCGCCAGGTTGATCGAGGGTCTTTCGGATCGCTTGCCACTCATCCATCAACTCCTTATCCTGATCCGGCCAGAGAAAGGCTGCGATGCGATCCACCACGATGAAAATGAGAATTACAACAGCGATGGCTAAGAGAAACTGCACGCCGTCAATCATGCGACGAATCCTGTCGCTCGTCCGTGGTCGTCGACAATAGGGTCGCCGGGGTTCAGAGCAGGCGGAGGTAGCGTCCCGTTGACCATCTTGTCACTCTGCCACCACAATTCGTGAGTCACCCAGGACTGTTCCGGCTTTGTCTGACGGTTACCTCCCTGCCTGTAGCGAGCAGGTTCAGCACCAGGAGGAAAGTGCCACACTTCCTGAGTCCCATCAGCAAACTCGATAGTCAGCCGGGCGACCTCGAGCGTCTTACCCCTCCGGCTCAGTGGGGCCTGCGTCAATTCTTCCACCGTTCTCCCTTCGATAGCGTGCTTCACACGATACGCACTTCCACGAGTCCTCATGTGTGACGTGGATGAACCTCACACCACCACAGTCACACAAGAATGGTTTGCCGTTGAGTAACAGCTTTTCCCCGTCAGAGACAGTCTCTTCCATGGTGTCTATCGTACTAGACCTACAGGGAAGTGTCAAGGAGGGATAGCTGGCGGTGGGACTTGATCTCATCAGGGTATTCCTCGAGAAGCTCACGCTGGCGGCGGAGTTTCTCCTTACGCTCTACCTCCTCAGCTTCCTCCTTAGTGCGGAAGTTGCCGAGATAGTATCGTCGGTTGTTGGTATAAAGGAAGGCTCGCCAAGGCTTACGTCCTCCTCTCGTCAGAGGTCGAGGGTGATGCTTGTTGTATTGACCGTCAAAGTAGGCCATCGCCCGCCTCGATGAACTCCTTGGCTGAGTAGAACACCGGGACACCTAGCTCGGCGGCGAATGCCTCCTCACGGTCAGCGCCCCTCGACTCGCCTGGGATACGGATGACAGCGACACACCGCTCGATGATGGTGGCGTCGTAGTCGAGCCACTCTTCCCACGAGGCAGGGAACTGGTCGTCCCAATAGTAGCTCAACTGAGGCAAGAAGGCTGCCCACCCAGCACCCCTCAGTATCGTACCGACCCTCATTGCTTGGGTGATGTTCTCCTCACGCACGCCGAGGGTCATCGGTCCTGCGACGTACACTAGACCTTTGAGTGGTTTCATCGTACCTCCGCTATCCGGTTGAGTTGATCGAGATGCACCTTGCACGGACGAATCCGCACAGGGAGCTGGATCGTGTAGAAACGAGACTTGATGTAGCCCTCGAAGGGGACACCGCACTGAACCTCTTTGCACTCCGCCATGTCGCAGAGCGGCCTGTAGTCATTGAGTTGCTGGTCCATCAGGCGAATCGACTCCTTGGGGCCTTGGCGACTTGATCTGTTCTCTTCTGGTCGTTGACAGTGGCTCGTAGCTGCGGGTCAGGCTCCTCCTCGATTGCCTCGTAGTACCTGGCCGGGAACGACACCGGCCGTTGGAGTCGAATGTTGTGGACTCTAGCGTATTCGGCTGCACAGAGGTTTCGGCAGTAGAATCGAGGGAAGTAGTCCTGGTTGTCAGGAGTGACGAACAGTACCACAACGTTCTCAATCGACTCAGCCTCAGTGCCATCGGTGTTCTGGATGAGTTGCGGCCGGTTGAAGTCGAACACTGTCTCACACAGGGCACACGTAACCTGTGTGTACTCCTCGGGCATCAGTTCATCTCCGGCCTGCCACCGGCGACCTTGAGCGGCTCGTAGAGGACGTGAACCTCCTGGTCGTCCTGTATCTCGAGACGGTGCTCACGACAGACAGCCCCCTCGAACACGACTGTTGCGTGCTCAAGAGGGCCGACTGCGATGGTAATGCGCTCGACAGCATCTCGAGGGCATCGTTGAAGGGAAGGGTTAGGCTCCCCCATGTACGTTACCTCACATTGCATTCAGTCCTCCTGCTCGATCTTGACAGTGCAGCTCGAGTTGCACCTGCCGCCGAAGATGTGCAAGTGGCAGAACACGAGAGTATTCGGGCCGTGCATTTCCCGCTCGTGGTTGGCGTTCCAGCGAGTCTTGCCGTCCGTCTCGCCCTCACGTTGGTAGACGTGGATGGCCGAGTAGATCTGTGCGGCCTGCGGGTTGGACTGACCCTCGGACGGGTCGCCACCGAGGGCGCTGGCCGGGGTTGACTTCTTGCTCGGCGACTTCGAGGGCGCCTTGGCTACCTTCTCGACCTTCTGAATCTTCTTGAGTCCGGTCGGGACGATCGTGGCGTCCATCGAGCGGTCGGCCGCTGTCTGCTCCTTGGCTTGGCGCTTGATGGCCTCCACCAGCGTCTCGCCTTCTCTGACTTCGATCTCCATGGTATTTGTCCCTTCTCCTTTTGGTTTGATTTCCCACTCGATACTGAACCCTAACTCACTAGCCAGGAGGTCCAGGGTGGAAAGTGCGTTTCGGAGCACCTTCCACCCTGCCCGGCTCGGCCGCACTAGATCAGCCCGTCGTCACGAGCCTGTCGCAGCTCCTGACGCTCGATGACGCCGTTGGTCATGTCGATCTTCCGCATGAGCTTGGCGGTCATGTACCCGTCGATGGTGCCACGAGCACGGATGGTGTGGACGTTCACGCTGCTCGCCTGTCCCTGGCGGTGGAGGCGGTCCTCGGCCTGCTCCATGACGCCGGGGTTCCAGTCCGGGTCGAGGAAGAGGCAGTTGGAGCAGCTCTGCTGGAGGTTGAGGCCGATGCCCATGGCCCTCGTGGTGCCGATGACGACCCTCATGTTGTCAGCCGGGTCGTTGAACCGAGCCTGGACAGCAGCCTTCTTGGCCGAGTTCTCCTTGCCGGTGATGCGTCCGACCTCGATGTGAGGGTAGGCGGTGAGGATGCGGGCCTTGAGGGCGTTGATGACTTCGTCCTCGTAGCTGGTGAAGATGAGGAGCTGCTCCCCTTCTGCGAC